CTCTTGAACCGCTTTGTCGTATTGAGCCTTGTATTGTCCGATGGCGCTAACGATTGCTTCCTGTGAATTCCACGCCGGGGTTGGTGCCACTGCTGCGTCCATTACTCTTTCTCCATATCAAACACGTCGCGTAGACGTTTCTTTTGTTTAGGGTTCACTTCGTCGTCGGAAACATCATCTCCGCCATCCGACTCGGATTCATCATCCGCGCCGTCCAGTTCAGGAGAAGATTCGTCCTCAGCATCCTCATCATCACCGGGCTTTGCGCCAGACACTTTGTCTGCATCGGACCCAAGTTCATCATCGTCGGCTTCGCCGTCGATTGGGCTTTGCAGTCCGTGACCAATGCCGATACCTGTTTTCTTTCCTTTGTCGGGTGGAACGATGCCGTCGAAGGGGTTGGGCATGGTGAGAACACCTTCGCCGCCTTCCTCTTCGTCGCCGTCGTTGTGAATGACGCCCTGCCCGTCGCAGTTGGTGCATTCTTCGCCGTCAATGTCGCCCTTACCGTCGCACTCCGGGCATTCGACTTCGTCGCCGGGTTCTTCGCTTTCTTCGTCACCGAATTTCTTGTCGCCGCGTTCATCGGCAATGCCTGCTGCGTCGGCATCGTGTTCGGTGTCGTCGCCTTCAGCTTCGGCTTCGTCGTCAACGTTACCGGCTTCGTCGTCGTTGTCGTTCTTGGTGCGACGTTGCGGACCCTTCGTTTCAGCGGGTTCTTTACCCGGCTCATTATCGGGGTCACGGGAGAATCGGTCGAGTTTGTCGGTGTCGAGTTCGTCTTTGTCGTTGTCAGACTTGTCAACGTCGGTGCCGTCTGGCATGTCGTCGGCGCTCTGCCGTCCATGTTCATCCTCACCTTGGTTCTCGGCGTCCACTTCGTTCTCTTTGTCGTCAGTGTCGCCGCCGTCATGCTCGCCGTCGCCCGGATACATGTCGTCGTCCTCTTCGCCCTTCATTTTCTTGTCCATGTGGTCAGCGAAGGTCTCGCCGTCCGAGTTCGCATGGATTTGATCGATGTGTGGGTAGAAAACGACTTGGTCGTCTACTTCGTTGAATTTCGTGTCTAGGTCGTCTGCAACTTCGGCATCCGCCTGCGCACGCATCTGCTTGATCTTTTCGCGTTCGGCTTGCTCTTGCTTCTCTTGAGCCGCCCGCGCTTCAGCCTCTTGGCGTTCCCGTTCCTGTTCCATCTGCTGCTGCATCTGGAACGTTTCGGGGTCCATCCCGCCGCCTTGCTGTTGTCCGAATGGATCTTGTCCGTCGTCCTCACCGGAGAATGGGTTCTCGTCACCAGCATCCTCATCCTGAGGACCGCCGCTAGACGCGGCTCCGCCTGTCGGTGGGAACGGCTTTTTACCGCCGCCAGCAAACGGATTTGGCTTCGTCGCGCCCGGTTTCGCACCGCCGCCCGACAGGAAGGGCGGCTTTGCACCAGACGGCGGCTTGCCCGCTCCCGCCTTTTTGGGCGGGAACGCTTCGTCTAGGAACTTGTCAAGGACGGACACGTAGGACCGACCTTACTGAACGGTGATTCGAACGCCCGTGCTGCTGTTTGCGCCGGGGAACGGGGTGCCCGTCAACGCGACTGCACCAACCGGCGGCTGACGTGGGACGAACACCGCCGAGCCATGAAGCGCCGACGTGCTGTTCACCGTCAACTTCGTGGTGTTTGCCGTTGCGAGCGTCAAGTCCGTTGCGTCAGACTTGAACACCAGTTCACCGGATTCCGGCACTGAGTCAGCCGCGCTGTAAAGCAGGTTGACGTTGGCAACGTTCACGTCGTTCGAAATAGCGACGATCCACAGGTTTGCCGTGTTCACCGTTGGCGGGAACTGGATACCGTAAGTCGTCTGCACGAACACCGCAACGACTTCGCTGTTGCTGTGTCCAACGACGCCCGAGCGATCATGAACGAAACGAACCTGAAGATTCGTCTTGAGTCCGCCCTGAGCAACAAGGACTTCCTCAATGCCGCTGGCGTGTTCCACTGCCCAACCGGACGCGGTCGGCTGCACGTTCGATGCTTCCCCGCGCATCTGGTCGGCGAGATAGTCATACGCGCCGCTGTTCGGTGCGTTGTTCGCAACGTCGCGGGCGTCGTTACCCCAAGGTGTTTGTAGTGATGCTGTCATTTTCCTGTCTCCGTATTACGCCGATTTCGGCTTCGCACTTTGTGCGATCTTCTGTTGATCTTCACGCGACTTTTTCTGTAGTTCGCGCTGCTTCGCTTGTAGCAAGTCATTCCCTTGACGTTGCTTCATCGCAAGGACTTCCGATTTCTGGCGAGTCTTGAGCCGATCAACCTCAGTCGGTTCCTTCGGCTTCGGCGCTTCGCCCTCTTCCTTCAGCGCCTTGCGCGCGTGCGCGAGTGCACATGCCGCATCTTCGACCATGACCGCCCCGCCCTTGTTCAGCATGCCAACCGTAGATGCCGACTTCACGTAGGCTTCGGTTAGCTGCTTGGGCAGCGGCACTGGAATCGCGTAGATCGTCGTCTTGTAGTTAGCCTCTGCCAAACGACGGGCTACCGAACTCACCTGTCCGTAGTTGTAACCGGACAAGTCCATGTAGAACGGCTTCGCGTTCTGCAACAGCGCGTTCGTGCGCTGGTCAAATGCCTTCACCCGTGGAAACAACTGCCCGAACGTCTCACGAAGCTGCTTCGCGTCGTTCAGGGTGAATCCACAGAGTAGGAATGTGTGTCCTTTGGCCAATCCCATTGCTTTGCGCACCTGAAAGTAAAGTTTGCGTGCTACCGCTTCCGAGTTCGTTGGCACGCCGGTTTTGAAGGCTTGGAAGTTCTTCGCCTTCGCCGCCTTCCGTAGCTTCGTCGCCGACATGCCCGAGACACCGAAGTGTCGACCGTCTCGTTCACCCGGCACCGTTTCCACTGTCACATTCGTCAGTGGTTTGCGCTTCGTGGGGTCGCTGCCAAGGACGCCCTTGCGTCGGCAGTAATCCGCGATGCGCTCAAATTCCTTGGTCTGGTCCGAACCGACGACAATCGTCACCTGTTCGAATCCAACCGTTTGTAGAACCGCCAAGGCTTGCAACGGGTGCGTGACCTTCGGGTTCGAATACACCGGCACGTGAAACAGCCGTTTCAGCCACTCCACCTTCACAGCGAAGGGCAGCGGGTTGTCGGCATCCTGCTTGACCGACGTGAAGAGGAACGGCATCGCCTTTTCGCGTTCCGCAACCTCATTCATGTGGGCAATCAGGCGCGCGTGCCCTGTGGTCGGCGGGTTGAACCGCCCAAACACCATGACAGCCTTCGCCTTGGGCTTGCGCTTCCGGCGTTCGGCTGTCGCCTTTTCGTCCTCAAGCTGCTGCTTCCAAACCTTGTCGAGCGCCGATGGTTCGTCGGGCTTCGGTGGCTTGGGCTTCAGCTTTTCTCCAATGGCTTCAAGCACATCAGGCACGATGTCAAGTAGAGACATTGGCGGTAACTGCTGTATTTATGAAACTTAGAACGAGCGCGGAAGGGTGAAGTTCAGGCGGGAGAACACCGGGCGGTCAATCAGCTTAACCGTTACATTCCCGATAGTTACAACGAAACCCTCAGGACCGACCTTTCGTTCGCCGCCCGCGTCCTGCACGGTGGTGAAAATCGAGACAGCCGACGCCAGCTTGTGCACGATGATCGTCTTGGCTTTCGCCAAATCGTCGTGTAGCTTCATCCATCCGGTAATGGCGGGTCCGTTTTGAAGGATGGCGTTGATGCGTTCGGTGTAGTTGTCGAACACGGCTTGCTGACCGGCGGGTGTCTTGCGGGTCGCCGCTACCTTGACCTTGATGTCAATCAGGAAGTCGACAAGGTTCTGTGGGGTGAATTCCGTGCCCGTGCGAATGCAGTGGTTGACGAACCGAGATAGGTCGGTGCCCAAACTCTGTGCCAATTGGTAGGCGTCCGGGTTCGTGAACAGGGTGTCGTTAGCGATTTCCGCGCACGACAGCGACAACAGGAAGTCCTCATGTTCGTCCGGGGTGAACTGCGCCGTGCCACTTACATCGTCGTAATTGGCGTCGAGTGCGAGCACGTCGGGCGCGTGACGAAGCTGCGAATAGGTCTCCGGGTTCAGCGGAACACCGGACATGTGCCGCAGTTCCATGCCAGTGCCGAGATACATCGTGTGCAGGGCAATCCCGAGTTCCTTCCGGTCAATCTGGTGCCCAAGCTGGCTGGCACGTGGCACCTGATACTTCAGGGTGTTGGGCTTGAAGGTGTAGAAGTCCTCTTCGACGCTCAGCGTGTCCTTGGTGAACAGCACATCGCCTTGAAGGATGATGCCGGGATGGAGCGTGCGCAGTTTGTCGAAGCACACGTGCAAGATCGGCGCGACGGTCGGCGGATACATGGTGTCAATGTCGACATGCGACTTCGCCAGCTTCGGCGTGAGGTTGAACACTGACTTGGTGCCAACGAAGAACTGTCCGTCCTTCGGGTCCGAGCCGAACACGACAGCCGGAGCGCCGTCCCACTTGACCGACACGTTGACTGAGTGCGAGCCGCCGTTGAGCATGTCGCCCAACCGCTTCAGCACGTCAATCGCAAAACGAGCGCCGTCCTTCGACACGCACAGATCCTCTAGGTGAGGCAAATGCGTGTTCTTGAACTCCGTCGCTTCGCTCAAAAAGTTGTTGAAAGACTTCATAGCTTAATCAGAATTCCTCTCACCTTCGCGCCGAAGTGCGACATGAAATCTTCGTATTCCCACACTTCGCCCTGCCCTTCCTTCTGGTGGTCGAATACCAGACCCCATCGCAGCAACGCGACGTGTTCCTTGTCCATGCGATTCTTGCTGCACGTCAACAGAAGGATGCCGGTGGTTTCTTCAGGGTCGAACTTGCGCTTGCGCTTCAGGGTGTGCCCGATGCGTGCAGCGGCTTCGATGATCTGTGTGACGTAGACGCCCTTGTTATGCGCGCCGCCCGCCACAGCAACCATTGCCTCTAGCGCATCCTCATACGACATGCCGATCAACTGCGCTATGGCAACGATTCCACAGTCACCATTGGTTCGACGTTCGGTGATTCTGACGGTTGGATAGACGTTGTCATTCGTCGGTTCGGTCATCGGATTGGCTTTTCAGGGATTCCAACGGGTTGCGTTTCTTAGTCCCGAAACGTGGACCGCCGGAGTTCGAAGTTGTTGTGCCGCCAGCGGGCGGAAGGGTCATCGCGGCTTGTGCTGCCGCCTGCTGTTGGGCAGACAACTCAAAGAGCTTCATCCGTGGTGTATCTATACCGAGCAAATGTCCTTCGTAGGAGCGTTTCTTGTTGTAGCGGGTTTTTAGTTCAAAAAGCTGGATTTGTCCGAGTTTTTCGAGTTCGTCGGAACTTACCAATGCGATGACGAAGTCTGCCGTTTGGACGATTCCAAACGACTCGCCGACGTGTTCCATGCCGGGATCGGTAGACTTGAAGCCTTCGCGGTTGAACTGTGCCGCCGTCCAGATGGGCACGTTGAATTCGACGCCGAGCGCGCGAAGTTCTTCGGCAACCTGCTTGTAGAACGTGAAGCTGTTCACGCTGCCCGGACGCATCTGTTCCGACGTGACAATCGTGAGATAGTCAATCAGAATCACGTCCGGCACGAAGCCCTGCTTCAAACTGAGTTCCTGAAGCAAGTTGCGGATGATACCCGCGTGCACGTAGGTAGGTGGGTATTCCTTGATGATGAGACGCCCGGTGCTGACCGCCCGAAGCTGTGTGATCTTTTTGTTGTAGTCCGCCTGTGTCAAATCCTCAACATCGTCCATTGGAATGTTGAAGAGGTTCGCGTCGATACGATGCGCAACCCACTGTTCCGCCATTTCGCACGTGATGTAGAGCACGTTCTTGCTTGACTGCAAGTAGTTGGCGGCAAGGTGTGACAGAACAAGCGACTTGCCGACGTTCGTTCCGGCGAGAATGACGTTCAGCGTCTTACGGGTGACACCGCCGCGCGTAATCTTGTCGAGCGTCGGCAGACCGAACGAGAGTCGGGCTTCCTCTGTGTGGTAGTAGTCGAAGCGGTCGTTGGCGTCACCGAAGTAGTCGTGCCCAACGTGCGTATCGAGCGAGACCGACAGCGCATCCCGCATGATCTGCGGAATGGCGTCCGGCTTCTCTTTGGATTTCAGCGGGTCATCATTCAAGATGCTGACGGACTTCAGCAACGCCGTGTGTAGGGCGCGGTCCTTGATCCACTTCTCGGTGGTTTCCAGCATCCACGCCTTCTGCGTATCGTCCAAGGCATCCGTATCTTCAAGATCCTGAAGTTCCAGCTTCAGCGCCTTGGCTTCAGATTCGGAGATGTCCTTGTTCGAAATCCCTTCGATGGAAATCCGCATCGCCGCGAAGGATGGTGGATGCTTGAACTTGATGCAGAATCGTTCGTAGGTGTCGTAGAGCCGCGCCGTCGCATCGTTCTCAAAGTAGACGGTTTTGAGAAACGGAAGCACACGTTTACTGAATTCACGATCCGCCATCAACTGACGGATCAACGTGCGCTCAAATGGGACGTT